AAAGTAGTGTCAAATATATACTGATAATGATTCCTGTTTCCCCTTCGTTAAATATTTCACACACTTTACCACATTAAAGCACTAAAGCGATTGTTAAATATTTCACACACTTTACCACTTAAAAGCACTAAAGCGATTGACAAATAATTAACGCATCATGCTGCTGGCGCTTGCCCATGCTGCTGGCGCTTGCCCATGCTGCTGGCGCTTGTCTTGATATAATAATCTATAAAATTGCGTTAAATATCCATAATTTATATGCAATCCTATTTATAGTACTTTAACAATTCAGTACAAATTATCATGATACAAAACTACATACAATAATGGTATTTTATACGTTGTAACGATTAAAAAACTTGCAACAAATAATACTTGTATTACATATATAGGCATGGTATACTTGTATCATAGCAAAGGGAACAGTTCCCAGCGTTTACAATGGTTGAAACAGACTTGACAGAACAACGCCGCTTTCATCGGTATACAAGCGAAATTGATAGTCGCTGGAATGAGCGCCAAGGTGTACCGTACCACACGCGAAAAGCGTGAGAATGGAGATATTTTATCATGACTACTTGGAAAATCGAAAAAACCATTGAAGGAGAGAATGAAATTATTACCATTACCCGCCCAATCAATGACAAGCCAAAAAGTACTGCTTGCGTCAGCCGCACCGTTAAGGCTGGTACCGTTGCCCGTGTAAAGTATGCACGTTTTAACGACGATTTTAGCGTAGAATCCGGTGAAATGGTAAAACAGTTTGATGGCGTTCTTGACGCTGAAAAAGTAGAAAAGGCCTTGCACAACGCGGAGCCTTGCACCAAATGGCAAGTCCTGGACGTTCAGCCCAAAGATGAAAACACTTTGGGAATTCCTCGGGAAGTGTTTAACGCCGTTGCCGTCCCTATTGAACGTCCGTTGAGTCAACAGTAAAATAAAAAACTTTCCAGCGGGTTTTTATTGTAAAGCCCGCTTCCACGCTGCAAAGCGAAAATATTTTATAAAGGGGATACACAAAAATGAAAATGCAAGTTGTTACAATCGAAAGAACACTGGATTGCGTCGGAGAACACATTTCCATTAGCTGCGAAAAAGACAACAAATTTAGAAGTCTTGCTGCCGTGTTTTCCAGCGTTTATTCTAATGGTTTTTACGGATGTAGCTATCAGCCGGACGGCAATTTCATTGAATCCAATGAAAATCAGACGTTTGACGACTTTGTAAAGGAAGTGTTTGCGCAATGATTTATCGCACGCGTTCTGAAATTCTATCCTCTGTTTTATATTTATCGGATTTACCTGCACGCGGCTATGAAAGTCGCTTGTATTATTGCAAGGCATGGATTATTCACCCGGATTTTTCCGATTTTCTGATTCTGAAAAGCTATTCTACAATTGTAGCTGCTTTTCAATATTCAACCGGTATTTTGTGGGTGTTTGGCTTTTATAGCCATACAACCGCGCAACACGTTGCAAAGTTTAGAAATTGGGTTAGATACAAATATCATACCGGCTTTGATTATATGCGCACGGTAAATCTATATAACGATTCCAAAACCGGCAAGCGCGCCGCCCAAAAGAATCTAGATGATGACTTTGCAAGCGTTATTTCCACCGCATTAAATCAGCATTGACCCTAAATAAAATATGCGCCGCTGTTAAAAGCAGCGCATTTTTTATGCAAATTTCTAACTAGAAGTCTTTACTATTAAATATAAATAACTAGCAATAGTTAAGCCTAACTGCTAATCTGTGAAATCCTTAACACACTTTACCACTTTAAAGAGCTAAAGCGATTGATAAATTCTTAACACACTTTACCGCTTTAAAGAGCTAAAGCGTCCAGTCGTTAAGAAAATATTGAGTATAGGTATTAACCTTAGCACCAACCCTGCCGCGCTGCCTACCGGGGGTGTTGCAAGAAGCCTGAAAAATAAACCGGGGTTAAATTTATTAAATACGCAAATCCCCTCTCCCCTCTCCCTCTCAATTATTAGGAAAGTAGCTGATAATTATGATTACTAGAAAAGACCTTGCTCCGTTAGATGATACGTCTTTTGAACTTTGGAGAGAAAAGTTAAAGCATCGTAAAGCCAAAACGTTATTGGATTTATATCTTTTCTCTAGAGATTTCTATGCTTGGCCCTGCCGTGACCATTATAATGGAGAGATTTGCGATGGTTGTAAAAGCCATGATTTTTGTCAGAGTTGCAAACTAACAATGGAAGAAGTAAAGCATGAATTAGAAAGAAGGTTTCCAAAGTGAAAATTCATGACATTTTAGTGAACTGTCATTCATTACAGTATGAAACCTTAATTATAATCTTCGATGACAATAAAGAAATTAAGTGGTTTGGTACATTTATGAATCTCCCAAAAGGATATGACAAGCTTAAATTCAAATACTTTACCATAGGAGTTACGGTACATGAATATGTAGCAAGCGTATATTTTAAATTCTATGTATAAGGAGTTTATACAATGCGTTACGATGTTCCCATTCATCCCATTCCAATAGGCTTAATCATTAAATACAATGTAAGAGAGTATGGTTATTTCTATGGAGATGGACAAGAGAAAAGAGCAATTACCATTGCTAAAATTGGTAAGGTTATTGATATTATAGAGCATGATGACAGAGTAGTTTATTACTCAGTAGCACCAAGTTCTAACTGTACATTTAATCAATATTTTGTAGGTGATTGCTTAGATTCTGTTTGGCCTGAAAATGTGGAAGGTGTTTATTATGACAATTAAAGACCTAGATACAGAAACCATTACTCTACTTAATAAACTATGTGATAACTGGTACATTAAATCTTGCCCCTCATGGCTTACACACTTTATGGATAAGGATTGCCAAGATTGTCAGCTTAGAGAGTTGTGTTATCTGCTTGACCGTTATAATAATGATGTCAGAAAAGAGCTTACAAATAGAGGTGAGTTTTAACTATGATTCTTCGTCTTGATAAATATGATGACCTATATTTAGCCAAATTAAAAAATTTTATTAGTCATTGTATAACTGGAACTCCTTGTCCGAATATTAGATATTGCGATTCTGCATGTGGTCTGAATCAATTCTGCGAATTATTGCAGGTTGCATATATTGATGCATGTCAGGAGGAATCTAAGCGTAATGGCACAAAAGAACAAAACATTTAAGCGCCAAGCCGAAGCAACTAAGTTACTGGAAAAGATAGGCGCAACAAGGCGTAAATCTAGAAAAGCAGGTATCACTGTAACAGGTAACTTAAAAGAAAGTCTTAGAGGTAGACAGTCTGCCGAAGTTGCCAACGCTCTGAAATTTACTGCTAAAACTGCTCTTGATGAAGCTGAAAAACTGTATAATGACCTTATTGATGCAGCTAATAATGTTGATGATAAAACGTCACAAAAGCTTATGCAAGAGTATCTATCTAAATATTCAGAGCATATTAAATCATTAAATAAATCTGTCACTGATAGTTACAGGTCATTGAGAGTAGCTAATCGTCTTGAGGATGTTTTTAATTATAGCGATGCTGCATATAAGATTCTTAGAAATCCAGATACCTATTTTGGCAAAAAGAAATGGGGAGCAATTTCTGGTATTCTTAACAATCTTATGGGCACATATAGCAGGAATATTCCCCCAGACGATTTGAAAAAATTATGTGAGTTGGGTCAAAAGCTAGGACTTGATACTTTGGCAGATATGGATAGAGCTTATGCAGAATATGACAATCTGCTAAGAAATTCTGACCAAATTGGTAAAGTGCTGGTTGATGCAAGTGATAAACTTAGGTCTATTACGCAGGGTAATGAAAACTTTATAAAGCGGCATAAAAAAGCTTATGAAGAATTCACAGAACTTGCATCTAAATATAATTTGTGGTAATATTCACAAATGAAAGAAGGTGGTGCTATATGTGAGAAAGCGTAATGAACATAAATATTCAAGTATCATATATTGCTATGATATTGAAACATCATCCTTAATGTATGGTGAGGATGAACTTCAAGAGCATCTGCAAAGCACTTATCTTCACGGCCTAGCTTCATTTGCTTATCGTCCTATACCTCACGCACCATTTAGTGACTTTGAGAATGAAATGGATTATAATTTCTTCAGAACTTATGATTCAATTTCTTCCGAATTTGAGAGAATCAATGAGGACGCTAAGAATAATGATGAATACGTCAAAATCTTTGTGCATAACTTGAGCTATGAATTTGAAGCAATGATGCGTAACATAAATTTCTGCATTAAGAACTTTAATCCTAAACGTTTCATTGCAGTTGCTCCACACCAGCCATTAGTAGCAGCTTTTGACCATCTTGAATTTTATGACAGCTTTAAGATTCTTTCCTGTAAAAGTCTTGAACTTATAGGCACAGAGCTTGGAGTTCCAAAACTTAAAGAAGTCAAAGGTGGTTATGACCAAAAATATTATTGGTGGTCAGATTTACCTGATTCTGAATACATTTACAATGAACGTGACTGCAAGCTAGTTTTGTACGCACTATGTCGCTATATGGCAAACTTCACTAAAGTTGATAATGTATCAGATATTGGAGTATCTAACACATCAATGATTAAGCGTGAAACAAGGCTTAACAGAAATATTGCTACCGATAAAGAAGTTCATACTGCACAATTTACAGCGGCGATAGAACTTAAGAATAATGAACCATTTATGGAGTTCTTTCAAAACTGTCTTGCAGGTGGTTATACTCATGCTAATCCTTACGCAGTAGGTAAAATATTTAAGGATGTTTGGTGTTTTGATGCAAGTTCTATGCACCCATCAGCAATGTATGGCAGAAAATTCCCTTATAAATGGAGAAAGGAGCTTAATCCTAATGAATGTTACCAAAATTTCCAGTCTGCAAACTATGAGTTCTTATCTGGCTGCGAAAGCGGCGCTAACTCAGGGTTCTTCGATTATCCCGACCAGCGGATTAAGTTATATGGACGTAAAGATGCTAAATTCTATTCAGTCCTCCAAGCAGCATACCGTGAATCAATCTTGTTTGAAAGGCCAATAAAATATAACTTCATGGCTAATGTTACCTTTTATAATATTAACGCTAAGGATTTTGGTAACTGCATTTACAGCTATATCAGTACATCCAAATGTAGCAATATTAAAAATGGTAACTTCGACAATGGTAAAGTAGTCAAAGCAGATGAGCTTACATTTCATGGCTGTGATATTGACTTTATGTTAATTCAAATGCTTTATGATTATAGTAGTTCAGAATGCGATGAACTTTATTATGCAACAGCCCACAAGTTTATTAACAAGCCTTTACGTAATACAGTTAAATATTATGCACGCCAGAAAACAGGATTCAAAAAACTTGAGCATAAAGTTGCTGACCATGTAGAAACGTTAAACGATTTTACATTTGAGGGATTGAAGCTTTATGATGATTCTGTAGCACAAGAAATTATGAATACTCATAACAAAGATTTAGTTCACTTCGCCTTAATGGCAAGTAAAGGTGGATTGAATGGTCAGTATGGATGTTCAGCAATGAAGCCATTAAGACAGGAAGTTGGCGTGCAAGGGGACGGTGATAAATTTGAATGGATTCCAACTGGGGTTAAGTTTCTTAAATCTAGAAATTCCCTAAATATCTTTACAGATGGTTTATATACGGTTGCTTATAGTAGACTGCACCTTATTTGCTTTATGCTCTATCTAGTATTAAGCCAAGGCATTGAACCTCTATATCATGATACAGACAGTGGTTATTTTGTTGGCTACAATGAGAATGTTCAAAAAGCCATTGATAGATTCAATGAGAATATTCTTAACAACAGTGAGAATAAAGATTGTTACAATTTCGGAATTATGGACTTTGATGGTCACTATGAAGATTTTATAACATGGGGAAGTAAATGCTATTGTGCAACATACTTAGATGCAGATAAGCACTTAAAAGTTAAGGCTACTGTAGCAGGTGCAAGCAAGAAACAGCTTTCCGAATTGTTTACGCAAATAGTAAACGATGAAGATTTTGAGTACCTAGTACAAGAATATTTTCGCCCTAATATCAGTTATGATGAATCCATAAATAAGAAACTCATTCGCAAAACTCCAGGAACACATATTATAGGGGAATTCACGGATGACAATGGAGAAACAGACCACTTAGACGAATACTCTGTAACTGTACTTGAACCTTGCGGCTATACATTACGTTCAACAAATAGTCCTGTTAATAGAATGTATTATTCATTCTGTTATTCATTACGCGGAGAATCGTATATAGATTATTTGCCCGAAATTGTTAGCATAAACCACGATGAAAATGGTAAGGAACTTTATGGAACTTATCATAAAGTACAATCTGACAAAGAATATGCTATGTTAATTGATGGCAATCCTGCAAGTGTATTCCAGTGGGAATGGAGTGATAGGAGATGATTTAATTGAAAGAAAAAGATTCTTATAGAATCAGTAGAAGAGCTACATGTCCTTATTATATTTCTCACACAACAAATTACATTCGCTGTGAGGGTATGAGAGTGTCACGCCAAGAGTACAATCTTAAAACCGATTGTTGCGGGCAGTATAAAAACTGTCCTCAATATAAATTTCTTACTTATCATTATTTAACAAAGGAGAACTAACTATGTACACTAAAAAGAAAGCATCCGCTAAGGCTACCAATTCTGCCAAGAAATCTGCAAGTTCTATTATCACTGATATTCGTGTCTATCCGGTTGAAGGCGACAAGGAATCTAATTTGCTTGCTATGGTATCTGTAACGTTTTGCGATTTGTTCGTTGTCACTGGCCTTAAGATTATTGATGGCAAGAAAGGTCTGTTTGTTTCCATGCCGTCTATTAAAACTAGAGAAGGAAAGTATAAGGATTCTGCATTTCCAGTGACTAAAGAGTTTCGTAAAGTTTTGAGTGATTCTATTCTTAACGCTTTTGATGCCTTGCAGGAAGATTGTAAAAATGAGGATGAAAGTGAGGATGACTGACAAACTCCCCGATGAATTGCCGCCTGATATTGACGATGATTTACCATTATAAATAGAAAAGCACCCCCTAAGTGGATAACCACCTAGGGGGCGTTTTATTATTTAGCTGATAGTAGGAACAAGAACGTTAATGTTGGTCATACCTTTATTGTTATCCCAACGAGGGTAGTCCATAGGAGTACCATCTTCGTTGCGAATACGGTCAAGAATAACAGGACTAATACCATTATTAAAGCCCTCACAAGTTACTACATAAGCATATGATGCCGGACGATAGCAATACAAAATAATAGCGTTGTTATCTTTTGCATAGAAAACTCGGCCATCACCAGTCTTTGAAAGACGATAGGAAATATTTTTTGTACCTTCAGTAGTTAAACCTGAAATACCTTTATATAGTGTGCGGTTATTTACAGCACAGATAAAATTATTAGGGGCATAACTATTGATAGAAAGGTAAACCGTAATATCAATATCATCATAATCACGAATACGGATAGAGCCTTGTGTTGGAGCAATGTTGTTAGCAGGCAACGGAATATAAGCAAATACTTTATATTGGCTAGGATTGCCAGTCACAGTTCGCCCATCAACAATATATTGCGTCTGATTAGTGATAGCTAAATCAATGCAACGGTGTTCACCAGCTTTACAAATATACTGATTGTTTTCGTTAAAAATATATTCACGCTTAGTATAAATGTAAACATCATCAAGCTTACATACAGCATTGGTAACAGGATAAGTACCAATTGTTTGAATGGTTGTGCTAACTTTAGCGGTACGGTTAATAATGCCACCATTAACAATGAACTGAGGGTTAGGACTAGTACCAATCAGAGCAAGAGCGGCATTACCAGTTTCAGTAGTAGCAGTTGCATCATTACAAGTATAAATCAAATTGTTAATGTAAGCTGCTGCTTTGCCAGGGCCATCGAAAACAAAGGCATTGCGGCAAGTATCTGCATAGAAGTTAGTAACATGAATATCATTGTTAGTAATCTTACAAGCGATTGTGCCATTCCACCAAGTATTAGCATCTGTACCACCTGTACCCCCAGAGGGAATACCATGAAAGCTACTCCAGTTGCAACCAAACACATTAGTACGGCAGTCAAAGCCAACCTGACACACCATGTTAATAAGGTTATTACATTCGCAGTCAGGAGCTTTGTTACCCCAGAAAAATGCAACAGAACCAGTCCAGCGTTCAACAGGAGTATTATCGCTAAATCCCCATACCGCTACATTATCCATGTAGCAGTAGCGGTTCAGAGTGCTATTGTTGGGCTGCAAGTAAACACCATAGGACTTAACCTTATTGATACTTACATTGTAAATGCTGTTATCAGTGTACTTATTGGTAGTAAATACAATGCCGCCAATCATACCATTACAAGTAATATCTAAATTAGCAATAACAATATTACCAGTTACGTCATCACCCGATACAGTAATAACGCCCTGACTACCAAAAGAAGTCGGATTTGCAGTATACTGCAAGATAGTATCACTTGTACCACGCGCAGGGTCACGAGAAGAACCAGCGCCATACAGGCTATGCTTAAGCTGCAAAGGAGCACTTATCTTATAAGTACCAGCAGGAATAAACAGAGGTTCATTCTTAGTGTGAGTGTTAATGGTAGCGGTAATATCATCTGTACCGTCTTTTTTCAACTTCTGATATTTTTCAATGCTAACAGGGGATGGCTCAACAAAACTAGGAATCTTACCTGTGCGGCTTACAAGGAACTTAGTGTCATCGTTATTAAGTCCGGTGCGCATAGTAACATAGCTATAATTATCATCAATATTAGTAGGGTCTAGCGTTTTGAGCTGCGGAGTTCCATAAACAGACACAGGAATATCGCGGGAAGTTGTACCAATTCCGATGTTGCTGCCATTTGAGTTAAACACGCTAAAGCCGTTTTGCTTAATATTAAGTGCGCCATCAACAGTTAATGTCGAATTACCATCAACAGTTAATGTCGAATTACCATCAACCGTCTGATTCATGTTACCACTGACAGTTTGGTCAAGATTTCCAACAGTGTTTTTGTCAATCTTCTTATTAAGGTTAGTATTGATGTTTTCAATATTAGTATTGATTTGTTCAATAGAATTATCAACACTAGATTTATTATTGTCAACCTTAGTATTAAGGTCGTTCAGCTGTTCACCAATGTCAGTTTTCTTACAGTTAGTACCCTCAATATAACGTGTACCGGCATCCATGGCTTTCGTAATAACATACAGATCATTATTAAGCCAAACAAGGTCGTTAACAGCACGCGCTGCACTTGCAGTAGTTTTTAACTTTTCATCAACGGGAGTAATAGCAAGCTTAACACTTCCCCAGAGTTCAGAGAAGTTACCAATCTTAGTCCAGTAATCTTCATTGTCAATATCAATACCAATAGGTACAGGCTGAGTGCTTAAATATCCGTCACCATTGACAGTAACAACAACTGTGTTACGAGGATACTGTTTGGTAATATCCCACTGAATAGGGTCTGCATAACTAATGGAGCTGATTTCAATGCACTGCTGCATTACCTCAATAACCTTAGATACCATTTCATAGTAACTAATGCTATCATCATAGGCAACAGGAATTACAGAACGGAAAAGTTTATCCAAAGGATTGTACTTCAAACCTAATCACCTCTTTACCATAAACGCATAAACAGAACTTCCATATCTCTATATAAACAATTATAGATATTTGTGTTTTCTTTCATATAATCGTTCATAATAGATACAAGAGAACGACCACGATAACCTTTTTCTACATGGTCAAGAATCCGGTGCTCATTACCATCACGATTTTCTTTTGTGTTGTTTTTATCATCCTGAGTGGTATTGCTATTACTGTTAGAGCTGGCATTAGAGCTAAAATCATTGACAGAATTTGCCTTACTATGGTCAGCATCCGACATATACTTACCAGCAAGAAAATTATCAAGACTACCCTGTGGAGTATCAGTGTGAGTATTGGTATTCTCTCCATTGCTGTTAGAATTGGAAGTATAATTGGAATTGTTTGTGCCACCAATATTGACCTTACTATTCTTGGTTCTATCCTCTGTATTCACATCATGGTGTTCAGTATTTTCATCACTGGTAATGGAAAAGTCATCAGTTAAAAACATTTCATACTGTTTATCAAGTGCTTCAAAGAGAGGATTGTAATAAGGCATGTGGCTGTTCATCCAGTCATTCAGACGCAGCTGCCAAAGGCCGAAGGTTTCAGAACCAATTTCATTTGTATAGAAATGCTTAAGAATATTGGTTTCAAGCTCTTTGCGCTTGTTTTCATTCCAGATAGGATAACTAAAATTAAAGATTTTAGGACGAGCACGCTCAATAATTTCTGTATAAGAAATATTGGTGTAAGGTTCAACAATACCTGCTTTTGATTCACAGATAAAGCGTAATTGAGTTGTATATTTACTCATTGTCCTTATCACCATCCTCAATATTAGTATCGCTTAAATTTTCTTCATCTTCGCGTCCTTCCATAATCTTGGTTAATTCAAGCTGGGAACGCATAGATACGGAGATATTAGTATTAAAGAGCCTGTTATAATCCTTACAGAATTTCTGGCGAGAATACAATGGAGAAAGGCGGTCTGCTTCTACTTGACCTAAGGTCATTTGAACTTCGGTAGTAAACTGCCGCTCTGCTTTCATATTGTAGTTACTCTCAATACCTAAATAGGTAAGAGCTTCAGCAAGAGTTTCTTTTTTCTGTTGCTCTAACTGCAAGCCAATGTACTGAACACCTAAATCAAGAACACCAATCATGTTCTTAATATCATCAGTAGAGGGATTGCCTTTAAGGTACAGCCAAGGGTCGTATTTATCTTGCTGATAAACCAAGTTCTGTACAGAAAGTTTTGTATTCTCATTTGCATAAGCAATTCTAGGAGTTTTCTGTGCGGCAAGGTTTAAGTCAATCGTTCTGTCTATATTGGTAAGACGTTGTGCAAACTGTTTAATAACAATAGCATCAGGGGAGCGGCGCATATTACACCAAAGGTAAGCACAGTTTTGTTTATTAAGGCCAGTTTTCTGATAATTAGAATTGTAGCCATAAGCACGAAGATATTTAGGGTCGCCAATAATGTCAAAGTTATCACTGGGCATAGCCGGGAGAATCAAGTTGCCCATAACAGGGTCATGATAACCAGCCATTAAAGGTTGCCAGAACAAGAACTGTTCAATAAATCGTTCATCCAAAAAAGGAGAATCTTCAAGACCTTCCCATTTGAATCTTGCAAGTGCTGCATCATACAGACGATTAAACCAGTTAGCATAAGTTGCAACCGTTAAGTCATATGAATCAACCCAAGGTGGCTGTGGTTTTTGTGAACGTTTAGACAATTTATCACCCCACAATATCGTTATTCATAGAGTAGTTACCAACTGTATTAGGATTATGCCAGAAAGTTACACCACGATTAAAAATTGTGTTGATAGTATCGATTACTTCACTGGGAACATCACCAAGACAATGACAATTAGCTGTTTTGACATAATTCCAGTTACGGCGAGAATCAAGATTGATTGTATCAACCTTATGAATTGGATAACCATAAACAGACCAATAGTTATCAATAATTTCTGCAAATTCTCTAGTTACAGTGCGTTGTGATATATAAATTGCAATTTTCCTGTCAATAGTATATGCAAGACTTGTACTTGGCATACCAGAGGTTTGTGGTGGCAATCTGTCCATATCATCACGTTTTGCAAGAATATTTGCAATACTTAATCCCTCATTGATAGCTCCAATACCTTGGTCGACAGCTTTGCCAAAATTCAAAGTTGCTGTGCTACCAATCATACCTGCAATACCAATAGCAGCTTTAGCACCAGAACCAATCATACCAAGATTTTCAACAGCAACAGCACTAGCGTTCTGCGCCATATATGCTTTATAAATATCAGTATTATAAGCACATGTAGGATAAGGACGAGTATAAACAGCATTTTGAAGGGCTGCTTCGTTATGCAAACCTCTTGTACCATATTCAACAGGAATGACACCGATTTCAGGACTTCCTTGCCCATCTGTAAACATAATCTTTAACTGTTTATTAGCAGAACGCCAAAGTTCATATCTAAATACACCATTAAGCTTCTTTGTCGTATCGAATACTCTACAATAAGAATATGGATATGTAAAAAGTTTTTTATTTTTTGGAACATATCCGTCAATGTTATTCGGATAAGAAATATTAAATGTGAACTCTCCATCTTCACAAGTCATATAGCAAGCTACAATTCCATCAAGAACATTAAGCGCTCCGTCTAGGAAAGCATTGGCATCATTCTGATTTGTAAATGTGTGAAGCTGCAAGCCAGTATAAAGGCCATTTTTCATTGTACCAGTAGCAGGAGAATAGTCGGCATTAAATGTACAAAGAAAGGCAATCTTAGGTTGTGCATTGTAAGACTGAACTACATAATCAACATATGGGCCTGTTTCAATGTCCTCTGGAACAAGGTTATCACCAACATTATCAGTATTAGTATGTGACCTCTCAATAAAACACGAGGGCATTACAACCTGATTAAACCAAGTCTGCATAACGTCAACAGTAAAATAAATTCTGCTGGTTTCGTTTGCTACATATTCTATCTTGTCAATAAAGGCATAATACCATTTATCTGAAAAGTCAGCGTTCTGAAATACGATATAATTACATGGTTCAATCGTTTCAGCATTAACACCAACAGAGAGATAATGCTCTAATCGCTGATAAGTGTAATTGGTAAGATGAAGAACGGATTTAGAAGTGAAATAAGCAAAACGGGAAGAATCAGACTGAAACCTAAGCACATGATTATAGGTTTTATCTGTAGGGATACCCTTACAGATATAAAGTTGCATATTTGGCAATGTTCTTGCTCCTTTCAAAATCTGTAGGGTGGTTTACACATCATCCAAATGGGAAGTTTATGTTTAACTGTAGGAGTAGGACTTGGGCCGGGTGGTGTTGGTGGTTCAGGTGGTGTTGGTGGATTTGTAGCATCCCATTCAACATCCCATGTACCTACTTCATTAGGAATACCAAGAATAGCAGAGGGGTCAGTTCTGTAAGCTGTACCATAACCGCCTATCCAATATTCCCAATGCGTATGAATACCAGTAACATTACCTGTTCGTCCTTGCTCACCAATATATTGACCGCGAGTAATTGTTTCACCAACACTATGAATCTGACTAACAAAATGAGCTGCAAGCCAATAGCTATTATCGCTCATTTTAACTACAATGTAGTTGCCCCAAGAATCGTTACCAGTCGTGCCACCTTGCCAAGTATGGGCTGTTTCAACCGTACCTGCCATTGGTGCATAAGATTGATGATTTGTATGTACTGTGTCAATACCACCATGAACTGAACCATCAGAATAATATGGATAACCTGCTGAAACTCTAATTGTGCTTTGGTCAGTGATACATTGTTTATAGATAGCCATAATCAAAGCAACGCGTGATATCGTATGCGCGCCCCACGTTTTAGGAGGATAAGCCTACATGCTTAAGAAAGTGTCAATTATCAAGCATTAGTAGTAAACTGCACAGCGTTTGCAAACGGAGATGCAGAATAGATACGCCAGATATGATGGAAGTAGTTCCAATCCAGAGTGGAGCCAAGGTCGGTTTCACGCATGGTGTTAAGCTTAGTGTAAATCTGGAAGAAATCACGGTCAACCATAAGCGCCTGAATAGCGGTCATATCTTCATCGTCAGGGGTAACGTGAGTATAGATTTCATCGCCACCAGTTGCAATGGTAACAGCACCATCACCAGAGGGGTCATTACCAGTAAGCAGATGTTCCAGACGTTCCACTTCATACTCATTAAGAGCAAAACTGTCAACTTCCAGACGATGCCCCATAAAATCAGCTTTATCCATGTTAAATGCGCTTGCCAGAACATCAACATCAATAGAAGCAGAAATATCAACAGGAACAATAGTATACAGACGTTCAGCCGGAGTATTCATAGGAATACCAGCAGCATTATATTCCTTAGAAATGAACTTCATCTTGCCATAAATCTGGCGGAACTTCTTAACCAAGGTCTTACCGGAAGCTTCATCAGTAACAGCAGAAACAGTTACTTTCTTAAGCTTATTGTTCTTTACCAACTGATACAGCAGATACTTCTTCATAATAAAAGCATCCAGCTCAGCAGGCTTATAAATCTGGTCGATGATATTCTGCACAAAGGCAGAAAGATTAGCTTCACTCATGAAAGCAGTTTCCAGAGCTTCACGATTAACAGTTACCTTGTACTTAATACGAGAGTTCACAGCATGATAAGCAGTGTAAACCTTAGCAGGGTCGCTACCAAATTCAGCTTTCATAACTTCGTCATTAGTAGCACGGTCAGCAGAGAAGTAAGGGGTTGCTTTCTGCATCATTACATAAATTTCCTGAACAGTAGCTCCAGTACCAAGAACACCCTTATCAAAGACCTGCCAAGGGTCTTCAAAAGAGATATAGCGCATAACGGTCATACCGATACGGTCAACCAGAGCATTACAGAAATAGTTCAGACGCGGTTCATAAGAATTGATAAACGACCATGCGGATTTAATAGAGTCAGTGGTATTCTCAATCTTAGGAGCACCACCAAAAGTAGCATCACTACCAAATACAGCGTTAATAATACCAACAGCAGCAGAAGCCATAATTTAATTACCTACCTTTCTACCAAACATTTGCTTCACAAAATCCTGTGCAGCTTCATCAATTGTAATTGTATTACCATTAGGTTTCCGATATTCGTCATTAGGCTTATTGTCGTCATTCAGAAATGCTTTAACATAATCTTTACGAAGATTGTCATAAGCTTCATGCCAGTTAGATGTACCATCCGGACAACCACTGGTAAACTGTTCTGCTTCATTACGACATACATCAAATTCGTCAAGCACACCAGCAATAAGAGTTCCTTGTTCATCAGGTTTGGCATCGACAAAGCCGCCAAGCATTGCAGAAATTTCATCGCGTGTTTTCATTATTTATTACTCCGTTCATAAGTAAGTTTAAGATTCTCGCAGAGGGCAATAATTGCTTGCATATCAATGCCAGTTGCATGAATCTTGATAAAATCACCTTTAGTAGATTCTCTAGGAACCGAAGTATAACTACCAAGATGTTTAATTACTGTCTGCGTTGAACAAATAAAATTATTATCCAACCAGTTCAAAGGATTAACACGATAATCATGGTAAATTACTTCAAAGTGAAGGTGTGCGCCATAGCAATTACCAGTTGCACCAGAATACCCAATAAGCTGACCCTCATAAACGTGTTGACCGTTTTTGACGAAACACTCTTTAAGGTGAGCATAGCGTGTTTCCAGCTTAGAACCATTATAATTGTTATGCCTAATTCTAACCATGTTGCCATAAGACTGCATCCCAGTTTTGGTTCTACCATCCCAGCTCTGTACCTGATTTACTGTGCCATCCTCGGCTGCATAAACAGGTGTGCCGGGAGCAGCACGCAGGTCGATAGCATGGTGGGAAGAACCATCATTGTATGTCCAGCCAGCTGTGATAATGTGACACTCTAAAGGCCAGCAGAAAAGGACATCACCGTTTGCTTTCCTCATTTTCTTCATCTCCTTTAAGTTTTTCAAGATAAGGCTTAAACAGAGCAGAAAGTTCAGGATTTACAGCACACATATTCTCCATAATGCTGATAAGCTCCATAATACAAATATAAGTAACCACAGCGCCTACAAGCGGAATCTGAATACCAATGTCAACATATTGCATTGCGTATTCGACACCATAAGAGCCTACAACAGCAAGAATCTCCATGCACTTGTGATAACCACCCTCACGCATGATAGTGGAATTATAAGAACCATCATGCTTTGCTTTAATCAGCCCTGTTAGAACGTCAAATGTAATAAAGCCCAGAACAATGACAAAGGGCATAAACTCAACTCCTAACATTATACACCTACAATCTTCAAAATGTCCATCAGGTATCGCCTAATTATCTCATCTTCACAGTACAGACCTCCCAACCGATATTGTTTAATTATATATAATAACCAGTTAGGGCGTGGAGTTCGTGCAATCAAAATGGTGTTATAATCATGGTCATCATTTGTCAACGCATAAATAACGCCACTACCCGGACTGTATTTTCTAGAAAGATAACATTTACCAGAAGAGAAGTCTACCCATAAGCCTAAATAATCATCATGAATCTTAAAACCAAATTGATATTTAGCTTCAGGAGTTTTCTTAGCAATGCCGACTACACTATCGAGATAAAATTCATTATGAACTGCGTATTTACCAAACTTGCTACCTTTCATCAAACGGCCAAAGTCAGTTTTCTCTTTTGCTTCAATGTACTCTTCATTGTTAGCAATTTGAATTAAGACTAATCCATCTCTAGTTGTAGCAATTTGCTTTTTGTTAATTGGCTTTTTAATATCGAACTCTGTGAAATATGGGTTTGCCCATGTAACAGCGTTGCCAAAGAAAAATACAACCACTCTGCGCATACGAGCAATAGTTTCGTATAGTTCGCAGAAAAATGTTACTTCATCTTTAAGATAACCATGATGAGTTTCGTCCATGGAGATAAATTCATCAAAGCATATTTTATTAACAAGTGGGAGTTCTTCAGATTTTGCACTTGAAATATAACGAGTTTGGCCTGCTAATTTACCGTCTATATAGTAAGCACCTTCAGGCGTTCCTTTTAACTCATGGTCAGGAAATTCATGAGCAACAGCAGCCCAAAAATTTTCTTTGGCCTTTTTATTCATTTCAGTTTTATAACGGCGAATATAAATAAATTGATTCCCGTTTTTGATAAAATCTTCGGCAGCCCATTTCTTAAAGCCATAAGTTTTACCACAACCACGAGAACCAACTACAAAATTAAAGAGCGCATTATAAGATAATGTGTTCTTTAAATCCCACCACATTGACATTGTAATACACTCCTTTCATATTTAATATTAAGCCGAGGACTCGACCATTATGCTTAGAGTTAGCGTTCCAATTAACTTAGATTGCGAACATCTTGCGCTGTCCTTTTGGATGGTGGAGTAGGAGAAAATGACGAACCTATATAACCATCAAGCTAACAGGCGTGTTAGCGCGGCTCTATGGCTTTTGCACCGGATGAAGCTCATAGTTTGAACCGTGGTGGTAGAAATGGGCACAACCCCATTAACGTCCAATGACCAGTTTTCCGTTACTCTTAAAGAGTTCTACCATGTTAAGGGTGACGGAAGGAAATGAGCTAGCAGTCACGCAAACCTATCCGTAACGCTTCACGCGCCCGACCACGGCTTAGGAGCATCATTCGTGCCTTCCGTTCCCTATGATTATATTATAGTTTACAATGTGTATAAAGTCAATAATACAGATTGTACTTTTTGTAAAATTAGGAATGATTATTACATAGTGTATAATGCTAATAAGAACCTGGGTGAGAGGTACGATAAACGGGACTGCATCAATAGTACGATAAATGGGACTTCTAGTCTTTGACACTACTTT